GATGGTTACCGCGATTGGTCATAAAGCCGCTTATTTTGAGGGTTACGCGGGGATTGATACAGACAACAGTAATCATGATGCGTCGGTCACGGCTATGACAGAAACAGGAACGCCTACGGGTTGGGGTGATCCGGGCAATTTAACTCTAAGTTGGGACACCTCCGCCGATCCAAGCGTTTTGGAATGCACTATTGCACGATCCGAAAACTATGTACTTGCCACTTTTGATGTTGAGTATGTATCTCACGACGGCAACATAACCGTTAATTTGTTACCAGATGGGGCCAATTTTGCGTAAGGAAATAAAATGACACACTCAGTAACAATTAAAAGTGTAGACACCAGAACAATAAACGAGTTTCAGAACGTCGTTTGCCGTATCCATTACACGTTAACTTGGACAAACTCAGACAGTAGCACGGTAAGCGAGGACTTTGCATTGCTTCTTATAGACCCTGACGATGCAGCGAACTATCCCGATACGAGCGGCTTCACGGCTTATGAAAGTGTGACTGAGGCACAAATGGTGGGTTGGATTGAAGGAAGCGCGATTTTTAACAAACTTACCGCAAGTTTAAGTCAAAGAAAAACAGTTGATACGCCATCAACACATTCTCCGGCTTTGCCGTGGAATTAATACAAACAGTCTAGTAAAGGAGAAAGACCATGACTGACGAAATCGAATCACGAAGCGCAGAACAACGCGCTCAAGACTACACGGCCATGGGGCACAGTGTAGATTTAATCAACGACGTAATTGCAGGCAACCAAATGGCTGACGAAGAAGCCGCAGAGCGTCAAGACTGCGTTGATCGCAACGTAGCCCATCTTGAAATCATGGTCGCCAAAGACGATTGGGGTGACGAAGACATGACTGCGGCTAATGCTGCAATCACGGCTGGTCAAGGATACACGGCGAGTTAAGTAGTGCTAACGAATGCCAGAGATCAACGATAATACAGCGGTTGAAATACCACTCCGTAATCTTATCGCTTTGGGCTTTGGCATCGTGATGGCGACTACGGCTTATGTCACGCTTGATACTCGGATAACCGGGGTCGAACACGGACATGAGATGCACCAGATGCAGATCTCAGACAACGCCGATTTTGTTCGGGAGTGGCCGCTCGGTCTGCGAGGTGCGTTGCCAGATGACTTGATTCAGAATGCGAATATCATGGCTTTGCAAAAGAAAATCGAAGAGATGGACGCGCTAGAGGATGAAGTCAGAAGGCTAGAGATAGAATTAGGGCGATTGCGTAGCCATACGGAGACGCAAGAGCAAAAGATTGAAACCTTGTTTGATCTGTGGAATAGCGGACAAGCTGGCAAGGTTTCATGTGAAATGGTTGCTAATTTGCCTTGTGGCATACCTGCAACGCTTTTATGACTAGGAGGAAGTCAACATGAGTGAAGTAGAGCAAGAAGTACAGCCAGTAATCGTAACCATCGATGACGAGCAGTACGATATGAACGAGCAAAGCGATGCGTCGAAAGAGCATTACGTTGAGGTGATCAACCTGCGTAATGAGATTGGTGAGTTGCAAAACCAAATCGCCCAGATGCAGCGCCGAGCAGTGAACTTACAAGTAGCCCTTGGCTTCAGAGAAAATGCCCTGAAAGAATCGATTCAGGTCGTTGAAGAAGCGGAAGAAGTGGTCAACTAATGGCTGAAATATCGTCAATCACTCGGGTCGGAACCAGCGAGCCTTTTGAGCTTCAAGTAAAGCGAGGCCAAGTTGCGTGGCACTACGCTATCTTTAAGTTCGGTTTCAACCCAGATGTAGACGATAGCCTTGAAACAGTGTGGGCTGAGGGTGGACTGTACTCTTATTTGTCAGCTGCCACTCAGCTCACCGTTTCTTCTTCTTCAGCTAATGACACCAGCGCCGGGACAGGCGCAAGAACCGTAACGCTTTCTGGTTTAGACAGTGACTACGCAGAAATCTCTGAAACAGTCACGCTAAACGGCCAGACCGCCGTTACGACAACCAATTCATACTTACGCATCAACCGAATGGTAGTGAAAACCGCAGGAACAGGCGGTCAGAATGCGGGAGTTATTTATGCAGGCACCGGCACAGTCACCGCAGGTGTGCCAGCCAACAAATATGCAACGATTGCTATTGGTGACAACCAGAGCTTGATGGCTTTGTGGACAGTACCAGCAAATTACACGGCTTACTTATTACAAAAAGATATCACTGCTGCCACGGCTCAAAACAATAAATACGCAACTATCCATTTGGCTGCACGGCCTTTTGGTGAAGTGTTTCAGGTTAAAGATAAGCACGTTATTGATAATGGGGTGTTGCATCAAGAGTATTCCCTTCCTCTCAAGTTCGAGGAAAAGACTGACCTTGAAGTTCGCTGTATTGGAGACTCTGCCGCTGCTGACATAGCGGTGTCTGCGGGTCTTGATATTATTTATATTTGGAACGGTAATTAACCATGGCTCAGACTCACGCGAGCAAGGCTCTTCAGAAGATAGAGATACACGAGGCTGAGTGTGCTTTGCGGTATGAGGCTATAAACAACAGATTAGATGCGGGGTCAAAAAGATTCGACAAGCTCGAACGCATGATCTGGGGTATTTATCCGCTCATGGTTACGACGTTGGTTGGTATCATTGCGGCGGTTTGGTTGAAGTGATGGATTATGTTCGGATTCGGTGTTGGCGAAGCTGCGACGATAGCGGCTGTCTTACAAGGACTGAAAGCCCTTAATGACGGGCTTGCTACTGTTAAGGAGGCAGGGGCTAACGCAGGACAAATTAGCAGCTTAGTATCTCGATACTCTGACTTAGATCAAAAGATTCGAGATGTAGAGGCAAAGAAAGCAGGGGTGTTGTCGGTTAAAGACAGCATGAATCTGCAAATAGCCAAGCAGCAAGCCGCTAACTTTCACCGAGCTTTGAAGGATAGTTTGTTAATGCAGCAAGGTGGAGCTGCTCAATACAAAGAAATTATGCAGCGCATAGAAGAGTCGAAAGTAGCGCACGAACAAGAGGTCAATCGACTAAAGATCAAACGCAGACAACGCCAGAAGCTGATAAAGGAGATCAGTTTGTATGTGACGATAGGTTCTGTTTGTGTTGTTGGAGCGATAGGCGCTTTGTATATTTGGGTAAACGTATTTAGATGAACAAAGAAAAAGACAATCCTGAAGCTGAAGAAACCAGCGAAGTGCCGCCGGTTAAAGAGTATGAGGACAGGCTATGAAATTCGGTGCTATCAAAGGTTTGATCGGTGCAGTCGCCCCAACCATAGGGCAGGCGCTAGGGGGTCCTCTTGGCGGCACGGCGGCGCAAGCGATAGCCTCTGTTTTAGGTTGCCCTCCTGACGAGAAAAGCATTCAAAAAGCTGTTCAGAACGCCACGCCAGAGCAGCTTGCTGAGATCAAAAAAGCTGAGTTAGATTTTGAGGCTAGAATGAAGGAGCTTGACGTAGACGTGTTCAAGCTGGAGACCCAAGATATACAAGACGCTCGTTCAAAGTTTTCAGATGATTGGACAGCCAGAAGCATTGGTCTAATCATGGTGTGTTTCTTTTGCGGTTTTATCACCTTAATCACTCTTGAACCTCCGGGTAACACCTCGATGGAGCTAATCAATCTTATCCTTGGCTACCTTGGTGGATTAGTGTCAGCGGTGGTTTCATTTTATTTTGGCGCATCACAGAAGCAGGGACGATGAAAACTAGCGAAGAGGGCAAAGCCCTTATTAAAAAGTTTGAAGGTTGCGAGCTTGGGGCGTATTTATGTCCAGCTCAGGTTTGGACTATCGGTTATGGCCATACCGCAGGCGTTAGCGATGGCGATGTCTGCACTCAAGAAGATGCTGATCGAATGCTTGCAGAAGACCTTGAAGAGTTCGAAGGATATGTGCGTGAGGCAGTTGATGTGCCGCTGGAACAAAACGAGTTTGATGCTTTAGTTGCTTGGACCTATAACCTTGGCCCCGGCAACTTGCGCTCATCCACCATGTTAAAAAAGCTGAATGATAGTAAGTTTGAAGATGTGCCAACCGAGATTCGTAGGTGGAACAAATCTGGCGGCAAAGTTCTTGACGGTTTAGTTCGCAGGAGAGAGGCGGAGGCTTTGCTGTTTAAGGGCGAAGAATGGGGCGATGTCTGAACTTGCACTGCGCGATTTCGATATCCTGTCAGACCAAGAGAAAGCAGAAGCCGTTGCCCTCCTAAAACGTTATGACCAGATAGAAAAACAAGAAGAGTGTCAGGGCGACTTTATCAAGTTCGTCAAACAAATGTGGCCCGAGTTTGTTGAAGGTCGCCACCACAAGATTATCGGAGAAAAGTTCAACCGCATCGCGCAAGGTAAGTTGAAACGCTTGATCGTCTGCCTTCCTCCTCGACACACCAAATCAGAATTTGCCTCAACCTATTTCCCTGCTTGGATGATGGGTCTTCGAGGTAATCTCAAAATCATTCAGACCACCCACACGGCAGAGCTGGCTGTCCGGTTCGGTCGCCGGGTGCGAAACATCATCGATTCCGAGGATTATCAAGAAGTCTTCCCCAAATTAAAGCTGCAAGCCGACAATAAATCAGCCGGTCGCTGGACAACGAATGAAGGCGGCGAATCTTTCTATGCTGGTGTTGGCGGCGCGATTACGGGTCGAGGCGCGGACCTGCTCATCATCGATGACCCCGTGAGCGAGCAGGACGCGCTTAGCCCCACCGCTATGGACGCGGTTTACGAGTGGTATACCTCCGGTCCACGTCAGCGTCTGCAACCCGGCGGGATTATCGTGATAGTAATGACAAGATGGAGCACTAAAGATTTGGTCGGCAAGGTGCTCAAGAAGCAGGGCGAAATGCACGCAGATCAGTGGGAAGTGATTGAGTTCCCGGCAATCATGCCTGAGTCCGATGAACCACTGTGGCCTGAGTTTTGGAAAAAGGACGAGCTGCTTTCTGTCAAAGCCTCACTCCCGGTTCCGAAGTGGAATGCGCAGTGGATGCAAAATCCAACGGCAGAAGAGGGTTCGATCGTCAAACGCGAGTGGTGGCAGATCTGGGAAAAGGATTACGTGCCTGCATATAGTTATGTGATACAGGCTTACGACACGGCTTTTAGTAAAAAAGAAACTGCTGACTATTCTGCTATTACCACATGGGCGGTTTTTCAGCCTGAGATTGACGGGCCTGAGTGTGTGCTTCTGCTCGACGCAAAACGGTTCCGGGTTGACTTTCCTGAGCTTAAAAAAATAGCGATGGAAGAGTATAAGTATTGGGAACCGGATTGCGTGCTCATCGAAGCTAAAGCGAGTGGCACGCCTTTGACGCACGAGCTGCGCAGAATGGGCATCCCTGTCACTGCCTATACACCGAGCCGTGGCCAAGATAAGATTGCAAGAATGAATAGCGTCGCGCCGATATTCGAATCAGCAATGGTTTGGGCACCGGACGATGGTTTTGCTGAAGAAGTGATCGAGGAGATGGCGAGCTTTCCATACGGTGATCATGATGACTATTGTGACTCGGCAACCATGGCGTTAATGAGATTTAGGCAAGGGGGATTTGTCGCCCTTGAAAACGATTACCAAGAAGAGGCGAGACTTTTGCCTCGGGATAGAACGGTGTACTACTGATGGCCATCGAAAGACTCGGAACAGAAAATGATCCTGATGTAGTTCCTCTCTCGCGCATCGTTGACGTGGTGCCAGAGCCAAGCAGAGAAGATTTAATTAGGGACGCTGCGCAGATTTTGGTCGATGAAGAAGAAATCCTTATCGATGATGAGATTGATGCGGTCCCTGAAACACCACAAATTCCTTTCGATAGCAACCTTGTTGAGTTTTTGAGCAAATCTGATCTCGGCAAGCTGGCCGATGATGTGCTCCAGTCAATCAGCGCAGACAAAGAGAGCCGTTCTGAGTGGGAAAAGACTTACGTTGACGGGTTGAAGTACCTCGGAATGAAGTTTGACGAGATGCGCAGCCAGCCCTTTCAGGGTTCTTCTGGCGTAATCCACCCGATTCTTGCCGAGTCTGTCACACAATTCCAAGCCCAAGCATACAAAGAGCTTTTGCCACCCAAAGGACCGGTAAAAACCGAGATTGTTGGCGCTCGAAACGCTGAAGTTGAGATGCAGGCGGAGCGAGTTCAGGATTTCATGAACTTTTACATCCTAAACGTGATGCAGGAGTACGATCCCGAGCTGGATATGCTGCTTTTTTACCTTCCGATCGCCGGTTCTGCGTTCAAAAAGGTGTATTACGACCAAGGATTGAGCCGAGCGGTGTCGAAATTCATCGCGCCAGAGGATTTAGTGGTCCCTTACGAGGCTCCAGACATCCTTTCGGCAGAAAGAGTCACTCATGTCATCTCGATGAGCAAAAACGAGATACGAAAACAACAATTAGCCGGGTTCTATGCCGATGTTGAGCTTCGAGGCGACGTTTATGTCAAGAATCGAAGTGATATCGAAGAAGAAATCGATGAAATCGAGGGCATGGAGCCTAGTTATGCCGAAAACCGCGATAGAGTGGTTTACGAGGTGCATACAATCCTAGATCTGCCCGGATACGAGGATATGGGGGAAGATGGCGAGCCTACTGGGTTGAAACTGCCATACATTGTGACGATCGATGAGGCTTCTCAGCAGGTCTTAGCTATTCGCCGCAACTACGCTGAGCAAGATCCGCTCAAGCAAAAGATAAATTACTTTGTTCAGTACAAATTTTTGCCCGGACTAGGGTTTTACGGCCTTGGTTTGAGTCACATGATTGGGGGTCTCTCCAAGGCTTCAACGTCCATTCTTCGCCAGCTTATTGACGCTGGCACAATCGCTAACCTTCCCTCTGGCTTTAAAGCAAGAGGGATGAGGATAAGGGATGAGGATGAGCCGTTGCAGCCCGGGGAGTTCCGTGATGTAGATGCCCCAGGTGGCGCTATTCGGGATGCTTTGATGCCGCTGCCTTTCAAAGGGCCAGATACGACGCTGTTTCAGCTGCTAGGCTTTGTGGTAGACGCCGGTAGGCGTTTTGCGACTATAACCGGCATGAAGGTAGGGGATGGCAACCAGCAGGCCGCTGTAGGCACTACAGT